TGATATCCAAGCTGAAAGAGGATCTAAAAAAGGGGCATAGATTCAGAAAAGGCTATTTGCTGATTGGTGAAACCTGGTGGAGAGCAGGTTGGGAAGGAAAGGTGATCACGTTATTTACCTGCTACGGCCGGACGCACATCGATATACCGCAGGCTGTAAAGTGGGCTAAGATGCACAGGGATAGGTTGAGGTTAGGAAGCTACACCGAGTGAATATAAAAAATATATATGAATGTGAGGGTTGGACATGAATATCGGTGAATCGAAAGCTAAGGTATCAATTGAGCCATGGGCGACGCAAATAGTCGCAGGAATGCTTGGTGTCATTGAAAAGGGAATGGAAGCAGGAATGCCTCTCCATGTTGCGGAAGAGATCGCAAGAGAAACTGCGAAACTAGCTTTTACCAGGGCGGTTAAAGTAGAAATTCCTAAGATGGAACTGCTTTATAGTGGCAATGGTCGTATGTTATGCACTTTTCCAACATGATCAATGGACAAAAGAAGTTTCGGAGGTGGGGTGAAATGTAGTGCCGAGAGAGAGGGACCCAAGACGCGATCAGGCGTTTGAAATTTGGAAGGAGAAACGCGGGGAAATTGATCTTGTTGAAATAGCAAATCAACTCGGCGTATCTCCGGGAACAGTTCGTGGATGGAAAAGTAAAGATGATTGGGAACAAAAACTGAGCGGAACGCTCCGAAATGAGTGGAGCGCAACAAAGGGAACGGAACGTTCCAAACCAAATAGCGAAATGAATAAGCCGGAGCAAAGTGCGGAGATCGAAAAAGACGATCTTACGGAAAAGCAGCGGCTTTTCGTATTGGAATACCTTCGAGACTTCAACGCAACGCGCGCAGCGATGGCGGTCGGATACAGCAAAAAAACTGCTTATTCCATTGGCTGGGAGTTGTTGAGGAAACCTGAGATACAGGCAGAAATCAAGCGTATCAAGGGGTTGATGGCGAATGAACTTGGACTCGACGTAAAGCGCGTTATCGCGGAACTGATGAAGATTGCGTTTGCCGATATTTCTGACGTCTCGGAATTCGGACAAATGGACGAACCAATCTTTGATGCCGAAGGAAACCTCATTGTCAATCCGGCGACCGGAGAGCCGATGACAATAAAGCGAAACTTCGTTGCACTCAAGAATGCCAACGAAATCGACAGTAGCGTTATCAGTGAAGTAAAGCAGGGTAAAGGCGGCGTCATATCAGTGAAGATGCATGACAAACTGCGGGCACTTGAGAAGCTTGAACGCTATCTCGACTTCATGACGGAGGAAGAGAAACTTAAACTGGATAAGCTACGTGCGGATATTCAGGCGGCGGAAATGAGGGCGTTCTAAGTGGCAAAGTACAACATTCTCCAAGACTTTTACAAATCCAAAGAGTGGCGCAATTTCCGTATGGCGTTGATTGCGGAACGTGGCAACCGATGCCAGCGGTGCGGTAGAATTATCCCACGATCCATCGATATTATCGGACACCACAAAATCGAATTGACGCCGGAGAATGTGCATGATGCCACTATCGCATTAAACCCGGACAATGTTGATCTTGTCTGCTTCGATTGTCACAACCGAGAACACGGACGCTTTGGCTACCAAAAGGTCAAGAGCGTCTTTCTTGTTTATGGGCCGCCGTTGGCCGGCAAGAAGACGTTCGTTCGTCAGCAGATGCAGCGCGGGGATCTGATCGTGGATATGGACAGACTCTATTCTGCGGTATCCATGCTGCCGGACTTCGACAAACCGGACAACCTATTCAGCAACGTCATCGGCGTCCATAACCTGTTGATCGACAATGTCAAGACGCGCATGGGCAAATGGACAAACGCTTGGGTGATCGGTGGATATGCGGACAAATTCAAGCGCGAGAGGTTGGCAGACGAATTGGGCGCGGAGTTGGTATACATCGAGGCGAGCCGCGAGGAATGTTATGCACGGATCGAAGCGGACGAGCGGTTACGGTTTCGCAAGGCGGAATGGCGCGGCTACGTAGACAAGTGGTTCGAACAATATCGGGAATGAAGGATGAGATAAATGACTTGCATTATCGGACTAGTCGATAACGGAAAAGTATATATCGGCGGCGATAGCGCGACGGTGAGGAACTCGGCGGGACATTCTTAGTTGGTTATCGCGGCCAATTGTTCAAAGTCGAGGACGACTTCCAAGTAGGACGAGCGACATTTGATTTTGACGCAGTGGGTTGTGGTGAAGATATTGCGAAAGGACATCTTTACGCAACGATGGGCAGCAAAGATCCAGAGATGCGTGTCCTCGAAGCTCTGAGGGCGGCAGAATGTTTCAGCTCTGGAGTTCGTGAGCCATTCAAAGTTTTGAGTACAGGTTAACCCCACCCCCCGGTCCTTCAAACAGCGAGGCCCCTTTGGAACCGGGCTGAGGACCCATTTTCGATACACGGCAAAAATTTTGAAATCGGACCGAGGTGTTCAGAAACATGGACAAGTCCGAAATATATCAGCGAGAGTTGGCGAAGTTACGCGAGCTTTTCAAGGAAGTTGACCCATCTAAAGCTCAGTTGGTCGAAGGGCTCATTGAAGATGCGGCATTCCTAAAAGCCGAGAATGCGCAGCTTCGAGAGACGCTCCGGGAATCCGGTATGGTGCTGGTTCATCCAAAGAACCCGAACTTGCAGAAACCAGTAGAGGCGGCGCGGCAGTATCTCAAAAACATCAACAGTTATGCCGTCGTTATCAAGGCGCTGAATGGTGTTCTTAGCAAAAACACGCTTGATCCGGATGATGGGATGGACGAATTCGAATGAGCCATTCGTTCCTAATCGAATACATGGACAAATGCGAATCCGGGGAAATCTTGATCGGCCAGGACATGTGGAAAATGCATGAAATCCTGCGCAGACATTTGAATAACCCTGATATCCGTTTCGAACTGGAAGACGCTCATAAACGGATCAAGTTCATCGAAACGCATTGCAAGCATTATGAAGCGCCATTTTCCGGCAAACCGTTCATTCTCGAACTGTTTCAGAAGGCATTCATCGAGGCGGTTTATAGTTTCAAGATTTACGACCCTGAGATTGGTCGTTGGGTGCGGCTATTCCAGGACGTGCTGCTTGTGATCGGTCGGAAGAATGGAAAGACACCACTTGTCAGCGCAATTAACTTGGCCGAGTTTTTCTGTGGTCCGAAAGGAATTCGGATCCTCTGCTCCAGCAATGACTACGAGCAAGCGGGACTCATGTTCGACGCGATCAATGCCATGCGTGAGGAAAGTCCTGCTTTGGAAAAGCGAACGCGAAAGAACATTAAAGGGATCTTCTTCGGCAATCCGAAGCACCCGACGCATTCCGGGAAGTTCAGCTACAGCAACAAAGGGACGATCCGTAAGATTTCTGCGAAGACCGGCGCAAAAGAAGGGCGTAACATCGGCGTCGGGGCGGTCGATGAAGTTCACGAAATGAAGAACAATTCATTAGTCATGCCGATCCGTCAGGCTCTTTCCACCCAAGAGGAGCCCCTTTATTTTGAACTGACGACCGAGGGGTTTACGAACGATGGATACCTTGACGAGCGCATCCGAGACGCCCGCCAAGTTCTGGCCGGTGAATTGGATCGTCCTCGCTGGCTCATCTGGATGTATACGCAGGATAGCGAAAAAGAGGTCTGGCAGGATGAGCGAACATGGGTGAAATCGAATCCTGGGCTCGGGCCAATCAAAAAGTGGAGCTTCCTTCGCGGAATGATCGAAGAGGCCAAGACGAACAAAGCGACACGAGCATTCGTGTTGGCGAAGGACTTCAATATCAAGCAAAACAATGCGGCTGCCTGGTTGGATGCGGAAACGATCGACAACAAGGAAACGTTCGACCTTGAGGACTTTCGCGGAGCATTCGCAATCGGCGCTGTGGACCTTTCCAAATCCGGCGACCTTGCTTCTGCCCGGGCAATATTTTTGAGAAACGGCAAGAAATATACGATCCAGCAGTATTTTATCCCTCAGGCAAAGCTGGATAAACTGACCGGAGACGAAAAGAAGCGTTACGAAGCATGGAGAGACGCCGGACATTTGACCATATCCGAAGGTAACGAGAACGATTTCCGTCTCGTTACGGCATGGTTTGTGAAGCTTTGGAAGGAATATGGGATCCGGTTTTACAAAATAGGCTATGACCGCTGGTCAGCAATCTATTGGGTCAAGGAAATGGAGGAATATGGCTTTGAATTGCAGCGTGTTGACCAAAATTGGGGCAGCATGAGCGAACCAATGAAGCTTGTTGAGGCCGACTTGCAAAGCAAATTGCTCATTTATAACGACCATCCGATTGACCGCTACTGCCTTGAAAATACGGCGCTGGCCGTCAATAACAAAATGGAGCAGATGCCGGTCAAGGTGCAAGGAAAAGACGAAAAGAAAATCGACGGAGCGGTAACGACCATTATTGCCTACCGCGTTTATATCGACAATCGAACCGAATTTCAAGAGTTGTCCAAGAGAGCGGGGTGATGGTATGGGATTGTGGAACGCGATTAAAGGACTGGCGAATAAAACGAAACAGTATGTTTACGCCAAACTGATGAATGGATTTGTCCCGGTGTTCAGTCAGTTCGGCGATGACATATATGCTTCCGACGTGGTGCAGAACTGTATCGATGTGATCGCTACGGAGATCAGCAAGCTTCAGCCGAAGCATATTCGGACAGATGCAAACGGGATGCAGACGGTTCCTCGTAGTGATCTGAACCGGTTATTCAAATTCGCGCCGAATGAACTCATGACAACACGGGATTTCTTAGAAAAAATCATCTGGCTCCTGTATCTCAAATATAATGCGTTCATCTATCCGGTTTATACGCTGACAAAAGACGCACGGGGCAGCGACGTTCGAACCTATACCGCCTTGTACCCGCTGAATCCAACGAGAGTCGAATTCTTGCAGGATGAGACCGGAACGTTATTTGTGAAGTTTTATTTTCTGTCCGGGTTAGACTTTACACTTCCTTATTCGGACGTCATTCATCTGCGAAAAAAATTCTCGGTAAACGAGATTATGGGCGGAGGGTTAAGCGGTCAGCCGGACAATGCGGCATTGTTGAAAGTGCTTCAGATCAATGATTCCATCATGCAGGGGTTGGAAAAAGGCATAAAGACCAGCATGTCGGTTCGCGGCATTATCAAGATCAATACGGTGATGGACAACGAAACGCAGCAGGCTGAACGTAGAAGATTCGAAAATATGATCAGCAGCGGAGATTCTGCCATCCTACCGCTTGACTTGAAAGGCGAGTTCACGCCGATCAATCTTGATCCGAAGTTCGTCGACAAGGATACGCTGGAATTCCTCGACAGCAAAACGCAGCGTTGGTTCGGAGTTCCGCTTCCGATCCTGACTGGGGATTATACAGATGAACAATACCAAGCGTTCTACGAAAAGACGCTCGAGCCTTTGGTTATTTCGCTCGGGCAGGCGTTTTCGAGGACGCTTTTTTCATCTCGAGAGTTGGATGTCGGAAACGAGATCGTTTTTTACCATCGCAATATGATGTACCTTTCGACGCGGGCGAAGCTCGACTTGATCAAAACGGCCGGCGAACAAGGCTTGCTAACCGACGACCAAAAGCTTGCCATACTTGGTTACCCGCCGCTGGAAGACGGCACCGGTTCGCGGCGCACCATGTCGCTTAACTATATCGATGTAAATCTGGCAAATACTTATCAACTCGGTCGCCTAGCGACTAAACAAGGAGGTACGCAAAACAGTGAGTAAAAGGTTACCAAACACATTTGAACGCACCATACGGGCGTTTACGATGCCAGATATCCGTGCAGAGCAGGATAACGGAATCATCCAAGGTCATGCGGCCGTTTTCGATCAACCAACCGACATCGGCGGCTGGTTCCAAGAAATCATTGAGCGCGGAGCCTTTGACAATACCGATTTTAGGGACGTTGTGTTAACCGTCAATCACGACTTGTCGAAGATTCCGTTGGCTCGAAGCCGTAATAACAACGTCAATTCCACGCTGCAACTATCCATTGACGAGCAGGGGCTTTTTACCCGAGCGACTTTGGATATCGAAAATAATGCAGATGCCAAGGCACTTTATAGCGCCATAGGCAGAGGGGACATCTCCGGGATGTCCTTTATTTTTGTCGTGCGCGAGCAAAAATGGGAAAACCTCGATACCGATTACCCGACTCGTCGCATTTTGGATATCGCAAAAGTTTACGAAGTATCCGCTGTCTCGTTCCCGGCTTATTCGGGAACTGACATATCGGCTCGTGACAAGCAGGCACTGGAGAGCGCCCGCGCCGCGCTGGGGAGCGCGAGGTCCGAACTGGAGAGTTCGAAAGACGAGCTGGAAGCACTAAGACTCAAAGCCAAAATTCTCGCGAAAGGATAAGTGGTCAAAGTGAACAAAAAGAAACTGCTTGAACTGATTGCCAAAAAGGAAGCGCGTAAAAAGGAACTCATCGACAAGGCAAATACCACGGAAGATGTAAAAGAACTGCGCTCCATCAACTCCGAACTGGAAACACTGAATGCCGAAATCGCCGAGCTTCGCGGCATCGTCGATGTCATGCCGGACGATTCGGTTGAAGAAAATCGAGGCGCACTGCCTCCGGCAGATGATCAAGGGCAACAACGTTCCGGGTCCCCTGTCGGCCGCACGCAAATTCTGGCCGCATACGGCTTGGGCGGAGGTCAACAACCGCAACAGCGTTCTGCGGAGCCAGAAGATATTTATGGCACGCTTGAATATCGGCAGGCATTCATGCAATTTGCGAAAACAGGCAAGGTTACACCTGCTTTGCTTGTTGGTCAAGAATCTCGTGCTGATGCAATGACCACCGTTTCTGATGTGACCGCCGTCATTCCGAGCACGATTTTGAACGAAGTCGTCAAGAAAATGACGGTTTACGGCCAAGTGTTCAATCGTGTTCGCAAGCTCAATATCAAAGGCGGCGTGACGGTTCCGATTCTTTCCCTTCGCCCGAAGGCGACGTGGATCGGGGAAGCGCCGACTAGCGATAAGCAAAAGGTTCAGGCGAACACCAATGTTACGTTCAGCTACTATGGACTGGAATGCAAGGTTTCAACGTCGTTGTTGGCTGATACTGTAACCCTGACCGGGTTCGAAAATGTCATCACGGATCTAATCGTGGAAGCCATGGTTCAGGCTGTCGACCTTGCGGTCATTAAAGGCGACGGAACGGGCAAACCGCTCGGTATTACGGCCGACAATCGGGTTCCGTCTACCCAAATTGTCACGTTGTCGCCGTCCGAATTTGCAACATGGGATGCATGGAAACGCAAAGTATTCGCGAAAATGCCGCTCGCTTACAAAGCCGGAGCTACGTTCCTTATGGCTTCCGGCACGTTTGAAGGATATATCGACGGCATGGTCGATGCGAACGGCCAGCCCGTTGGTCGTGTGAATTACGGCATTACGGACGGTCCGCAAGAACGTTTCGGCGGAAAAGAAGTCATTCAAGTCGAAGATGATGTGATTGCGCCGTTTGATGACGCTGCTGAAGGTGATGTGGTGGCGGTATACTGCGATCTGCGAAATTATGGTTTCAACAGCAACATGCAAATGACCATGTTCCGCTACTTCGACCATGACACGAATGAATGGGTTGACAAAGCAATCTTGATTGCCGATGGCAAACTGATCGACCCGAACGGCGTCGTTATCGTCAAGAAAGGCGCTGCAACCTGATCGGAGGGGCTTAATGCCCCTCTTTTAAATTGGGGGTGATGACATGGCAAGAAAAAAAACGGAGGCAGAACCGGCCGGCGAAATCAAGGTAAACGGTGAAACCATCCTGCTTTGGAAGGCGAATCGTCCGCTCTCTCAAGCAGAGCATGAGCAACTTTCGGAAAAGCTGCGCTTCGAACAAGCGAAAAGTGGCGTGAAAATCGTGCTTGTTCCGTTCAGTGTGGATGCAGAAGTCGGTGTTGAGAAATGACCGACGCCGATCTGCTCGTCGAATGTAAAAAAGGGTTGAGCTTACCCGAAGATGGAACCGATTTTGACGGCGTGCTTATGCAAAAAATTTTGGCCGTGAAGTCGTTCTTAAAAGGGGCCGGCGTATCTGATGCGATGCTCAATGATGATCTGGCCTTCGGCGTAATTGTGCTTGGCGTGACCGACATCTGGAACTTGACTGGCGGGGAGACGAGGTTCTCACCCGCCTTTTATGTCATGGCGAATCAATTAGCATATCGAAGCCAGGTGGTTTAAATGGCGACGATGAAGCGAAGTCAAATGGTCCGCTACGACAAAGTCTTTTTTCTGATGTCGAGCACCTCGAGCACCGTCACTAGGGACGAGGATGGGAACCAAATCCCGTCTTATTCCGAAAAGAAGGTGTTCGGGCGCGAGTTGAACGTCAGCGATTCAGCATTCTACAATGCCGCGGCCGCTGGCCTTCGCCCGGAAAAGCAATTGGAGACTTATGCCGTCCATTATTCGGGCCAACAAAAGCTTAAATATGAAGGGATCGTCTACAGCATCATTCGGACAAGGAACAACGGCGACAAAGTGATTTTGGTTTGCGAGAGGGTGCTTGGTAATGGTTAATATTTCGATTAATCAACTTGCTAACGAGATCACAAAAGCCGTTCGGGAGTATACCGAGGACGTGTCCGAGGCAATCGAACAGGAGGTCGACGCGACGGCAGACGAAGTCCTCAAAGAGGTACAGGCGAACCACTCGTACCGGGACCGGACCGGCAAATACACGAAAGGGTTCGCGAAAACGAGCCAGGATAGGCCGGGCGTTACACGTCGAGTGGTTTGGAATAAAAAACATCCGACCCGTGTGCATCTCCTCGAATTCGGTCACGCCAAACGAGGTGGCGGCCGCGTTCCGGCGTATCCGCACCTCAGGCCGGCGTATGAAAAGCACGGTGCGAAACTTCCGGAGAAAATCAAGCGGATCATCCGGAACGGGGGCGGCACATGACAAATGCAGAATTAATTCAGGCTCTAGAATCTATCGGCTTCCCGGTGGTATATAGCCATTTTGTGTCTACGACCGAAAATCCCGCCCCACCACCGCCATTTATGACGGTGCAGTTTGCTTATTCCAATGATGTAATGGCCGACAATCTGAATTACGTCGAGGTCAGCAACTATCAGATTGAGCTATATACCGCGATCAAAGATGTCTCCGCTGAAAAGCGCGTTCAGAACAAACTGAGAGAGCTAAGTTTTCCATATTCCAAAACGGAAACTTGGCTGGAAGATGAAAAACTCTATCAAACCATTTACGAAGTCCAAATCATAGGAGAGTGAACCGAATATGTCTCAGAACAAAGTGACATTTGGTCTTGAAAAAGTCCATATCGCATTTGTGGACACAGAAGCACAGACGCAGCCGGCATGGAAAACGCCTGTTCCGATCCCCGGAGCTGTTCGCTGGACGCCGTCAACCGTAGGCGAATCGTCCACGTTTTATGCGGATAATACGGCGTATTTTACGGTGACCGCGAACAACGGATACACCGGCGAGCTGGAGCTGGCAAACGTGCCGGATGCGGTCCTTGCCGAAATGCTTGGTTGGGAGATCGATGATAATGGCGCATTGATCGAAGTTTCTGATGCAATCCCGAAAAAGTTCGCGCTTCTCGGCCAAGTCCAAGGAGATAAGCGGAACCGCCGTTTTGTTTATTATGATTGCGTCGCAGCTCGGCCGGCGAAAGAACGTACGACGAAAAACGAATCAATCACGCCGGCAACCGATGTTTTGAACCTGACGATTTCGCCGATTGAAATTGACGGAAAAAACATCGTAAAAGGCGATTTGGAGTTGAGCGACACGAACGCGACGGCATACAACGGATTCTTTAATGCCGTTTATGTTCCGTCGTTTACGGGTGGTGTGAGCACCTAATGCGCGAAGTGCAAATTGGAGACAAATCGATTCGGCTCAGAGGGTCTTCTCTGAGCCTGTTGTATTATCAGCAGGAATTCGGGCGTGATCTGGTTGGCGACCTTTCTAGTATGATCACTAGCATAGTCGGGACGGAAGTGGTGAAGGGCGGGAATTTCGACGCCTCCAAATTCAACGTCTCGGCAATCAATTTTTCGGCAATTGACTCCGTCGCAATCCTCCGGCTCATTTGGGTGCTTGCCCGTACGGATGCCGGTAAGACGGGGCGATTCCCGTCATTCGAACAATGGCTGGCCGAGAACGAGGAAATTAGCATCTTTGACGACGACCTGCTGTCAGCAGTTATGGAGGAAGCCCCGAAATGCTTTTTTCGTCAAAAGCAAACCGTGGTACCGGCATCCCGAGGACAGCACAAAAAATAACTGTGACCGTACAGATATCAACGTAATCGTAACGGCGAAGCGCTTCGGGTTGACGATGGATGAGCTTGACATGATGACATTGCAGGATTTTTTTGATTTCGTTTATGCGTATGTCGGCGGAACTGATGAAAGCCCGCGTGAGGCGACGCAGGAAGATATCGACGCATTTTACCGGGGGTGATGCGGATGGCAGAAACAATACGTGGTATCAACGTTGTCATCGGCGCTGAAACGACGGGGCTGTCCGCAGCCCTCAGCGATGTAAACAAAAAATCGAAGGACATACAAAGCGAACTCAAGCAGGTCGAGAAGCTTTTAAAACTTGACCCATCAAATACAGAATTGGTCGCGCAAAAGCAAAAGCTCCTGGGCGACGCCGTCGCGAACACGAGGGAAAAGCTCGACCGGCTGCGTGCAGCTCAGGAACAGGTAAACGACCAACTTGCCCGCGGCGAGATTAGCCAGGGCCAATACCGGGCATTCCAGCGCGAGGTCGCGAAAACAGAAGCCGAGCTCCGGAATCTGGAAGACCGCCTCTCCGATGTCACGAAAGAGCTTGGCGATCAAAGCGGCTTTGTGAAAAAGCTTGGTAAAGACTATCAGGAATCGTTTGAACAGGCCAAACAATCGCTCGGGAATACCTTCGAGCAAGCCAAAAAGCTGGGTACCGGCATGACGGCGGCCGGCGCTGCAATTGCTGCAGGCTTGGGCGTGGCCGTCAAGGGCGCTGCTGACTTTGAACAGGGAATGGCGAATGTCTACTCCGTCATGGCGCCGGATGAAGTCGCTCAGTTCAAGGACGAGCTTAAGGACTTGGCCGTTACCATGGGGGCGCAAACCAAATACAGCGCAACCGAAGCGGCGCGCGGCATCGAAGAATTGGTCAAAGCAGGGGTGAGCGTCCAGGACATCCTTAACGGAGGTCTGTCGGGCGCTTTATCTTTGGCAACGGCCGGCGAGCTGGAGTTGGCGGACGCTGCCGAGATTGCAAGCACAGCGCTCAATGCGTTCAAGGATGATGCCATCACCGTCCAGCAGGCCGCCGACATTCTCGCCGGCGCCGCAAACGCCTCCGCGACGAGTGTCGGAGAGCTTAAATTCGGCTTGTCGCAGGTTTCCGCTGTGGCGTCCGGTGTCGGGTTGTCTTTTGAAGACACGGTAACGGCGCTTGCGGCGTTCGCCCAGAATGGGCTTAAGGGTAGCGATGCGGGTACGTCGCTCAAGACGATGCTCATGAACCTGCAGCCCAGCACCGAAGCTGCGTATAACGAGTTTAAGCGCCTGGGCCTCTTGACAGTCGATACCCAAAAAGTCATGGAATATTTCGCAAAAGTGGGTATAAAACCGGCGAGCGAGTCCGTTGATGATATTACTTCCGCCTTGGCCGGATACATCGCGAAAATGGACGGCGCCAAAACCGTCAGCAGCAAGTATTTCAAGCAAGCCCAGGAAATGATCGAGGCAAATGGCTGGGTGTACTCATCGTTCTACGACGCCAACGGCCAGCTTAAAAGCATGTCCGAGATTGCGGATTTGCTCAACAAAAGCATGGCCAACCTTAACGACCGGCAGCGGCAGGCGGCATTGGAGGTTATGTTCGGTTCAGACGCCATTCGCGCCGCAAACATCCTCTACAAAGAGGGTGCGCAGGGCGTTGAGGCCATGGCGACGGCGATGGGTAAAATCTCCGCCGAAGACGTAGCCGCGCAAAAGCTGGACACGTTCAAGGGCACCCTTGAGCAGTTGAGCGGATCGCTGGAGACGGCACAGATCGCGATTGGATCGGCCCTGATTCCGGCATTGCGGACGCTCACGGGGATCATACAAAAGGTTGTTGATGCGTTTAATAATCTTCCTTCAGGCGTCCAATCGACCATTGCCACAGTAGGCGCTCTTACAACTGCGCTTCTTTTGTTTACCGGACCGCTGTTGTTATTGATAGGGTATATCCCGCAGATTGTGGCCGGATTTACACTGGTCGGAAATGCAATGAAAGCCCTAACCGCGGCTCAATGGGCGCTTAATGCAGCAATGAACGCGAATCCAATTGGGCTAATAATCGCTGCCCTTGCAGCTTTGGCCGGCGCTGTTTATCTGGTTATCAAAAATTGGGAATCCATTAAGCAGTTTTTTGTTGATCTTTGGGGCGGCATAGCATCCGTCACAATTTCCACATGGGATAGTATAAAATCTGGCCTTTCTGCTGCATGGGAGTCGATCAAAAGCACCACGATATCGGTGTTTGAGAGCATAGCAACTTTCTTCACGAATATATGGAATGGCATTGTCTCGTTCCTCACGAAGACATGGAATGGGCTCACATCATCGGCACAGTCGGCATTTACAGCGCTTGTCGGTGTCGTTCGCCCGATCATGGATGGGTTTAAAACGTTTTTCGCAGGCGTTTGGGAGGCGATCAAAAATATATTTGCCGGCGCGCTCCTGTTGATCGTCGACTTGGTGACAGGGGACTTCGAAAACTTATCCAAAGACGCGCAGGCAATCTGGAACAACCTAAAGAATGCCTTCGCCAATATTTGGGACGGCATTAAGCAGGTATTTACAGCATCGCTAGACCTGATCGCAAAGGTGCTGGATTCAGCGTGGGGCGGAATCAAGGCAACTGCAAATTCGGCATGGAGCGGCATCAAATCGATCATATCCAGCATTGTTTCCGCCACGGTTTCGTGGGTTAAGGATGCTTGGAATGCGCTGCTTGGATGGTTCCGCAGCCTTCCGGATTTGCTATACAAAATTGGCTCAAACATGTTCGGCCGCATGCGAGACGCAGTTGTAAGTACGGTTACGGGCGTTAAAGATGCAATCGTAACCGGGATAACGGCCGCGATCGACTGGATCAAAACACTGCCAGCTCAAATGGTGCAGTTGGGTAAGGACATCATTCAGGGGCTGGTAAATGGTATCAAAGGAATGACTGACAAAGTCGGGGACGCCATTAAAGGGGTTGCCGACAAAGTTACCAGCGGCATACGCGATGCGCTTGGCATTCATTCGCCCTCCCGAGTGACAATGCAGCTTGGCGAATACACCGGCGAAGGTTTTGCCCAAGGGATTGCGAAGAGTGGTAAAAAGGTTCGCAAGTCAGCGGAGGAGCTTGCCAAAGAGGCGTTTGAGGCTTCAAAAGCGTGGATCGACGAACGTAAATATTACAACCAATTGTCGCTTGAAGAAGAATTGACCCTCTGGCAAAAAATCGCATCGCGGTATAAGGAAGGCACGGAGCAGCGGAAGGCCGCCGACCGCGAGGTATATCGCGTAAAGCAAGAAATTCTGAAGGCTCAGGATCAAGCAGAGCGAGAGTCTTTCGAAAAATCCAAGCAATGGATCGATAGCCGGAAACAATTCGCGGAGCTGTCGCTCATGGAAGAATTGTCGGCGTGGGAGAGGGTCCAGCAGCGTTACGCGAAGGGTTCGCAGGAACGAATCGAAGCCGAAAAACAAGCCGCTCAGGTCCGGCAAGAGATTTACAACCAGCTAAAAGCGGCGTCGGACGACTATTTGGCCAAAGTCAAGGAAATCAACGACAATTTGGCAGCGGAAGAACAAAGGCTGACCGAAGCTTATCAGAAAGCCGTTGAGGATCGCGCAAGCCAAATTTACAGCTTCGCCAGTATTTTCGATGAGGTTACGCGTAAGGCAGATGTAACGGGAGAAAAACTCATCGAAAATCTGAATAGCCAGGTCGAAGCATTAAAAGAATGGTCGTCTGCATTAGCGAGCCTGGCCGCACGCGGGATCGATCAGGGATTGCTAGCTGAGCTTCAAAGCGCCGGACCAAAAGCTGCTGACGAAATCATGGCCTTGAACTACCTGACGGACGCTCAATTGGAGCAATACCAAGAACTTTGGCGCGAAAAAAGCCAGTTGGCCCGCCAGCAAGCGGTAGCTGAATTGCAAGGGTTGAAAAGCGATACAGACCAGCAAATTGCCGAGCTTAGACGAAAAGCATCTGAGCAGCTGACGCTTTTGGGCAACGAATTCCAGCAGAAAGTAATGTCGATCAGAACCGGCACGACCAATCAATTCAATGCCATGGTCGCTTCCATGCCCGAGATCGGTAAGCAGGTGATAAACGGTCTGATATCGGGTTTGGCATCGATGCAGGGGCAACTGGTTAAAAAGGCGCAAGAGATCGCGGACAGCGTATCAGGAACGATTCGGGCTGCATTAAAGATACACTCGCCTTCGCGCGTCCTGACTGAACTCGGGGAGTATACGGGCGAGGGGTTTATCAAAGGAATCGGCAACACGATCGCCGATGTTCGACAACGGGCGGCGGACATGGCTGCAGCGGCTTCAGGTGTTTTAACTGGGGTGACATCGCCGACCGTACAGATGGCCGGAACTTCCGGATCCGGTGCGGCTACTTTTAGTTTCGAAGGCATGTTTGCGGGGGCGATATTCAATGTTCGGAGCGACTCTGACATTAAAGCGATCGCGCTTGAACTGCGCAACATGCAGCAAACGGCAATGAGGAGGGTGGGGCTGAGGTGATCAACGGAGGATTTACGCTTGATGATGTGACGGCTAAAGAACTCGGCATCGTTATGATCGGCACTTCACGCCGCCCCATCCTCCCGCCGACCGTAGACCGGACCATCGCTATACCGGGACGGAATGGGGCTTGGGATTTTGGGGCCGATGTGGGGCCGCGGCAGATCAATCTTGATTGCGCGCTGATCGAACAAAATGCGGTAGCTCTGCAATTGGCCGTTGAAAAACTGGCCGCGATCCTCGTTGATGGATACGGCAAGCCCCGAACCATGCGGCTCGTATTCGATCTCCGCCCAGACCGGTATTACATGGTGCGTTATTCCGGTTCGCTGGACATCGACCGGATCATTGGACTCGGTCGGTTTACGCTCCCATTTATCGCTTTCGATCCTTACCCGCGCTCTATTACAGGCACGGACGGCGTCATCATGGACTCATATATCATCCTCAACTCATATATTCGGCTTAATGATGCCTGGAAATTTGCCATAACCGGACCGCAGACGGTCGAGGTCAACAACTGGGGAACGCTGGCGTCGGAGCCGGAGATCGTCATCACTGGAAGCTTTACAGCACTATCCATCACCGCGAACGGTAAAACGTTCGGTTATTCATCGGCCATATCTGGACAGACGCTTGTCATCGACTGCGAACGTATGACGGTCAAACTGAACGGTGCAAATGCGTTGGCTGGCATGACGGGAGACTTTCCGGCGCTGATGCCGGGGATAAACGAAATATCAATCAACGGGACGGGGTTAAACTGCACAGTCTCTTTTAACTTCCATCCTAAATATGTATAGGTGGTGTGGGACATGGCAAACTTGCAACCAATAGACGGAAATGATTTTCTGATTAACCAATGGCCTAAACTGGATCAAAACACGAGAGCAGTAAACGACGAACTTGGCCAGCATAAAGCATCCACAGCCGCCCACGACGCTGAAAGCATTACTTATAGCGGAGCGGTCGCAGGGGCGTCAGACGTAAAGGATGCAATCGACGCGGTGAAAAACGAACTTAATAACGCAATCATCACTGGTGACAGCGGCCCAGAAGCGGCGGCAGCTCGCGTCGATCCGATTACAGGGACAACGTATCCTACACTCGGGGATCGTCTCAATACTGAGACCGAGATTTTAATGACCAGTGCCAACAAGATATTTGAACTAATCGGAAGGACCGGGATAAATAAATTTATCGCCCATAGAGGCGCCATGGACCTATACCCCGAAAACACGTTGATAGCCTTGGAGCGGTCGTGTATATCGGGTTATTTTGGCATCGAGTTTGATGTGTGGGAAACGGCTGACGGGGCTTGGATCGTCATGCACGACGACACGGTTGACCGTACGACAAACGGGACGGGAGCGATCAGCAGTCTTACGTTGGCACAGATCAAGGAGCTAATCGTTGATGCAGGCGCTAATATTGCTCTTTATCCCGGACTCAAGGTTCCGACGCTCGAAGAAGTTTTGCGTATGTGCGTCAAATATAAGACCATCCCATGTATCGAGATCAAGGCGTCAACAATGACTGGGTATGACACTTTCATTAGCCTGGTTAGGCAATTCGGTTTGGAAGATAAGTGCGCGGTCGTATCTTTTTATCGTAATATCCTCCAAGAAATCAGAAAGCGCAGCCGGAAAATAGCGCTGATGCTAAATGAAAATATCAGCAACGACTCGATCGCATGGCTTAAAAAGATGGGGAACGGCATTATCAGCACGCCTTACGATTATGCGACAAAGACACTCGTGGCCGAGGCGCATCAAAACGGGGTTGCGGTCGTGACGTACTCCATCAACACCGTAAGTGCGGCATATGCTCAACTTGATCTCGGAGTCGACTTAATGACGACCAATCGCCTTATCTAAAGGGAGGATGTGACGCATGCATCATCGAGTTATTTCCGCCGTCACGAAGGAAGAATTCCAGGGTACAGAGCAACAGAGCCTAACATATGTCGACGGCGAGCCGGGTGTAAATCAGTGGACATTCGATACAACTATAAAAGCGGTCAAGGCAAATGCAAATCGGGGATATTTCCGTTTTCATCTTGGACGGGTTGCGTTGGGTGACAAAATCAATGTAAAGGCCGAGGTTTACAACATCGAGGGAGTAAAGGTTCACGCCTCTGTCGACTATTCGGATTCTGGATATAACGCCAATAAGGGGACGACTGGGCTTGTTAATACCAAATCCACTGCTGACTGGGAACAAATTAACATTGACTTTTATGCCAATATGGATGCTCTATATGCTTCTTGTGTTATCGGCCTCTCTACAGGCGAGGTAGGGAAATATTATCTCAAAAATGTCGTAATTACGGTAACGACGGTCCATAGAGCACCTAATGAAATTATACTTCCGGATTTCCGAAAAATTTGCGCAGCCTGCTTGTGGAAATACAATGGTTCTTGGCTTTTTAATTCGAACTTTGATAATAGCCCATGCGCAATTACAGAACTTGACGCCAATACTTTACGTGTTACCTTTGCTGAATTATCGGGCGGGGCTAAGTGGAGCTTTGGTTGGACCTCGCAAGAATACCATAACAACGATTACTTTATTCGGGTTAAGTCTTCTGGTGCAGGAATCATCGATTTGCGTTTCCGCAATCCAACAACAAACGAAACGGTCCCGCTAGCGAATTTGGTTAACGGGATGACTTTTGTTGTCTATGCGATGGAATAACACATAGTATACTTCGAAGTAATAGTCTGATAA